CTTTTCTTCACACATGGGCGAAAATAAAGTTTCAAATTTTACACTATATTTGTAAATATGAAAGGGAGACCACGCAAACCCGTTGATTTAAAAAAAATCGAGGGGACTTTTCGCGCCGACCGAAGTCTTGAGCAGCCGATGATTGTCGAGCTGAGTGTTGGAGTTCCACAACCACCCGCTCACCTAAACGAATTGGGCTTTGAGTACTGGGATATTACTTGCAAGGAGTTAAAAAATAACAATTTACTAGCTGGCGCAGACCTTGGGCTTGTTGCTGGTTACTGCAATGAGTTGGGTTTGTATAAGAAAGCGTGCGAGATAAACAACAAAGAGGGCGAAGTTGTTGTTAACAGATTTGGCGAGCGTGTTGTTTCGCCGTGGTACGATGTGCGCAGCAAGGCATTGAAGCAAGCCACGCAGATGGGGCAATTGTTTGGAATCACACCGAGCGCCCGGGCAAGGATTGAAACAGGAAACGTGAAGCCAGCGAGCAAATTAGAATTATTAAGAAAACCTAAAACCGCATAAAATGAAAAAGACAGTTAACAAAGCAACGCACAAAGCCGCATTTGAAACGGCGCACGTTGAATACCAGGGGCGCGAGTACAGGATTGAAGAGCGAGGCCACCAATTTGTGATCACCATGGACCAGGGCAGCGGATTCCGTGAATGTGGCAAGTTTGGTTTGTGGGATGAGGCATTTGTGTATCGCAACTTGAAACTAGCTGAAGAGGCGAAGGCCATTTTTGAAAGCCAGTGCAAAAAGTTGAAAAGTATATAAGCGACGTCCAATCTGGCGCGGTGCCAGTTTGTGAACACGTGCGCAATGCCGTGGCTCGTTATGTGGCAGATCGTGCAGCGGGTTGGGGATTCTCTGACACCTACGCTTTGCATGCCATTGAATTTATTGAGCAGTTGGAGCATAGCACGGGCGAATATGCGGGCAAGCCCTTTGAGTTGGAACCATGGCAGGCTTTTATAATTTGGAATCTGTTTGGGTTTTTGAATGATGACGGATCGCGTAGGTTTACGCGGGCTTATGTTGAGGTGCCACGCAAAAATGGCAAGTCTACCTTTTCCTCGGCGATAATGCTTTACGGGCTGATTGCAGATGATGAATCGGCGGCGCAGGTTTATTCAGCGGCCACAAAGTTAGATCAGGCAATGATGGTTTTCGGCGAGTCGGTTAGAGTTTGCCAAAATCTGCCCTGGTTGAATGAAGCGCTCACCGTTAACAATTCTGTAAACAATCGGCGCATCCTTTACGGGCAAAGCATTTACAAACCGCTCGAGTGGAACCCAGGCAAGCAGGACGGACTCAATGCGCACTTTTGTTGTATTGATGAATATCACGCCCATCCAAATGATGAGCTGTACAACGTAATTCGCAACTCGATGGGGGCAAGGCGGCAGCCGTTGCTGTTTACCATTACGACAGCGGGCTTTAATCGTGAGGCGCCTTGCTACAAACACAGGCAGTACTGCGCAGGGGTGTTGAGTGGCAATATAAAGGATGACGCTTTATTTTCGGTGATCTATACATTGGATGAGGGCGACGATTGGACTGATCCAGCAGTATGGGCTAAGGCAAATCCAAACTGGGGTATTTCGGTAAACCCCAGGCAGTTGGAGCAAGGATTGACCGAGGCCAAGGAGTTCGTGCACAAGGAAGTTGAATTTAAAACCAAACTGCTCAACGTTTGGACTGATACGGCAATGACTTGGATTTCAGATAGTGACTGGAAGGCTTGCGATGGCGCGGATGATTTGGAAGGCGCTTTGTGCTATGGCGGTTTGGATTTGGCAAGCACTGGAGACTTTTGCGCATTTAGTTTGTACTTCCCAGAATTTCACGCGATACGCTCATGGTATTGGTTGCCAGTCGAGACGGCATACAAACGCAAGGACGCAGCAGGGCAATCGATTAGGCAATGGGCAAGTGATGGACATATTGAGTTAACGGACGGCAACGTAACTGATTACGCTTTTATTAAGGCGCGGGTTATTCAGTTGGCTCAGCAGTACGACATCAAAGATATTGCGTTTGACCGATTTAATTCTTCGCAGTTGGTGATTGAGCTGCAAAATGAAGGGCTGCAAATGTTTCCTTTTGGCCAGGGCTTTGTATCAATGTCGGCACCCACCAAAGAACTGGAACGATTGACAAAGGATAAACAATTAAGGCATGCGGGCAATCCCGTTACGCGTTGGATGATGGGCAACATAATGCTGCGCACAGATCCAGCGGGCAACATTAAAATTGACAAAGCCAAGTCGGGCGATAAAGTCGACGGGCCTGTGAGCATTGTGATGGCATTGGGCACTTGCATGCAGGATGCCGCAAAAGAAAAAGAATCAGATTTTTGGTTTGTAAGCTTATGAAATTTTTGGACGACTACATGCAGGAATACTACAACAACCTACCGAGATATCGGACCTATGAGGATGCGTACAATGCAACCGAGGAAAAGTATTTTGGCAAGTTTGGAATAAGAAGGTACAAAAACTACCATGTATTTAGGGCAGCGTTGAGCAGGTGGTTGGCCCAGGGGCGTAATAAGTAATTTGTTAACGTGAGTAATTTGGGGCAGTTGTAATTTGCGGGCGATGAATCTAAAATTCTGGCAGCCAAAAAGAGCGGAGAAGCGCAGTAGCTTATCGCAGCCAACTGATTGGCTAGTGAATACTTTACAAAATGTTTTCGGATATCAAACAAAAAGCGGTCAGGCGGTTAATGATCGCACGGCGCTCTCTATTGCGTCGGTGCATGCGTGTGTTAGAGTTATTGCAGACGGTATTGCGGGGTTATCTTTAAAACTATATAAAGATGATGGCACCAATCGCGAGCAGGTTGTAATCCATTACGCTACAGCATTGGTAAACGAGCCAAACCCATACCAAACAAAATACGATTTCACCAAATACATGGTGAGCCACTTGGCGCTAAAGGGCAACGCCTACGCTTTTATAAATCGCGATAGCAGATATTTGGGCATTGAGTTGCACCCTATTGCACCCGACTATGTTCAGCCAATCATGCAGGACGGCCAATTGTTTTACAAAGTAAACCGCAAGGGATTCCCTGGGATGATTCCTGCGGCCGACATGTTGCACTTTAAAGGTTTGTGCGGTGATGATCCTTTAGTTGGTTTGTCGCCTATCGTGGTGCACGCTGAAACCTTGGGCATTGATTTGGCCGCAATTAGCCAGAGCGCTGGCGTCTACAAAAATGGAGTGTTGAAATTTTTGTTAACATCGGATGCGCAGATTAAACCTGAGCAGGCAGTGCCGTTAAAGAAATCTTTGGATGACGTTATAGACGGGGCAAGCCGCAGCACAGTGTTACCCAACGGGATTAAAATGGAGAAGTTGAGCCTATCGCCAGAAGAAGCGCAGTATTTGGAAACTCGCAAATTTTCGGCCGAGGAAATCGCCCGCATTTTTGGGGTGCCTGCTTCCATGATCGGCGCAAAGGATGGAATCAAATCTAGCGTTGAACAAGAATACCAAGATTTTTACGCACGCACTTTGGCATCCTATGCCATTAACATCGAGCAGGAAATGGCTCGCAAGCTGTTAACAGAAAATGATAAGTTGACTTATTACTTTAAATTTAACTTTAATTCGCTGTTGAGAGCCTCCGCCAATGAGCGCGCTGACTATTACAATAAAGGCATTCGCGGCGGTTGGCTTTCACGTAATGAGGCCCGCATGTTTGAGGACGCAAACGGATTTAATGGAGGCGATGAGTATTTGATCGAATCCAATTTGATGCCGTCCAGCAAAATCGATGAATATATGGACGCCAAAATTGCGCAGCTTATGAGCACCGCAGACAAAAACAATAACCCAGAGGGCACAAATAATAACGAAGTAATCTAATGAAACAAGAAAGGCGCACATTTACGGGCACTGTTCACACCAGAGAGGACGGCGAAGGCATGCCAAAAGAAATTGGCGGCATTGCTGCTGTCATTAATTCCGCTACGGATCTCGGATATTTTGAGGAGGTTATTTTGCCGGGAGCGTTTGACAATGCTCTTTCAAAAGATTACGACATTCGTTGCTTGTTTAATCACGAGGCTGAGTTAATTTTGGGCCGTACAAAAGCAAACACCTGCAAAGTGTTTGTAAATGGCGACGGCAATCTTGAATATACCTGGGTACCAGATTACGAAAACCCTACCCATATGAGCGTTGTGCGTTCTATCATGCGCGGTGATATCACACAGAGTTCATTTGCTTTCACAATCAAAGAACAAACTTGGAGCGATTCAGAAAAGTATGGATCTATGGGCAAGCGCACAATTAAAGTTATAGAGGATTTGTACGATGTGAGCCCTGTAACTTATCCCGCCTACGCTGATACCGAAGCTGATGCCCGCAGTATTGTTGCTATGCGTGATCAGGAGCAAGAAATAGAAGAGGCCAAAAGAAGCCAAGCCTCTGCCGATGTAATTAAATTGGCTTTATTGAGATACCAAAACCTTTAAACAAAACACAAAATCATGAATAAAATTAAAGCATTGAAAGAAGAGCGTGGACGTTTGCTCGGCGAATTGTCTACCTTGCAAACCACAATCGAAAAAGAAGCCAGATCTATGGCTGATTCAGAAACCAACCGCTTAAGCGAAATCGAGGCTCGTTTGGGCGCGATTAAAGCTGAGGTTGAAACCTTGGAGAAGTTGCAGAATCTTGCAGCTCAAGCCGCTGGCCACGTTGCTAGCCGTAGCGAGGAAAAAGAAAAGTCAGAAATGGCTAAAGAGTACAGCTTTAAGCGTGCTATCGATATGGCTATCTCTGGCCGTCGCGAAGGTGTTGAAGGTGAATTTTCTGCCTTGGCTTCTAGCGAGTATCAGCGTAGCGGTGTAAGCGTAAGCGCTCACTCTATGAAAATCCCTTCTGAAGTATTTAAGCGTGATATGTCTGCTACTGGCGGAACTTCTGGCTCTGAAGGTGGTGTAAACGTTCAAACTTCTGTTGGTTCTATCATCGATGTATTGTTGCCAAAGACTGTATTGCGCGGTTTGGGTGTACAGCAATTGTCTGGATTGGTTGGCAACTTGGATATGCCTACCGCTTCAACTGTACCTTCTGCTGGTTGGAATACTGAAAACGGAACTGCTACTGAAAAGAGCCCCGCGTTCAGCAAAATCACTTTCAGCCCTAAGCGTTTGGCCGCTTACATTCAGGTATCTAACCAGTTGATGTTGCAATCTAGCAACTCAATCGACGCTTACGTGCGTAACTGGTTGTTGAATGCCATGGCTCAATCTTTGGAAACTGCTGCTATTAAAGGTGGTGGATCTAACGAGCCTACTGGTATCATTGCCAATAGCAACGTAAACGTAACTTTTGCAGGTGGTGCATCTTCTAACAGCACAAACGCAAACGGTATCGCTCCAGTATGGGCCGACGTTGTTAACTTGATGAAAGCTGTAGAAAACGCAAACGGTGAGGGTGTTGCTTACTTAACCAACCCTAAAGTAAAAGCCGCTTTGCAAACTATTCCTCGCCAGGCTTCAGGTGTTGAAGGCAACTTCATTTGGCCTGCAGGTGGTGCTGAATTGAACGGTTACAACGTAGCCACTTCAACTTTGGTTCCTAGCAACTTGAGCAAAGGTACTAGCTCAACTTTGTCTGCAATGATCTTCGGAGATTTCAGCAAAATGGCTATCGCTTCTTGGGGTGGTATGGAGTTGACAGTTGATCCTTATTCTGGCGCAACTGCTGGCTTGACTAACGTTGTATTGAACGCTTACTTAGATTGCAACTTGTTGCAGCCTACTGCCTTCGCAGTTTGCAAAGACATCGTAGCCTAATGAATTGACCGCTTGGGGTCGTAAAAGTTCCAAGTGCCGGGGGTGATCTTGACTGCATCGCCCCTGGGCCAATATGAAAGTGAGATTTACAGCAAACCCTACAGGGCAATTTAATTTGAGTTACAACGTAGGCGAGGAAGTAATAATGGAAACCAAGCAGGCCATGCTCTTAATTGAGGCGGGTGTTGCTGAAGAGATTGCAGTATTGACACCAGCCAAGCCTAGTAAAAAGGCGAAGCCAGTAAACCCTGAAACCGAACTAGACGCAGAATAATGTTTGTTAGCCGTAGATATACCGCCTTCGCAAATGCCGCCACAGACTACTTAAGTTTGGCAGATGCAAAAACCCATTTAAGGGTTACAAGTTCCTCAGATGATACTTACATTTCGGGGCTTATCTCTATGGCAATTGATGCCTGCAGTAATTATTTGGGCTATTCAATTCGCAAAGGGACGGCAAAGTATGGCTTCGACTCATTTACGGGCCAGCCTGCGCTCGTGAATCCCGTGAATGGTCTCAATATACCTTCGGGCAATTATCTGCGCTTAAACACGCGCTGTTTGGCTGTAAATTCTGTAAGCTATGTGAACGACTCGCAGGCAGTTGTTGCTTTTGATTCTG